AAGCGTAGTTAAAAACGGCGTCGCTACTAATAGACCAGGAACAACTTGGAATTCTGATTACAGCGCGTTTGTTGATGCAGGAATTATACCTGTTTCTGCTATGCAGTCAGACGATCGCGTACCATATGATGGTTTGTTTTTTCCATACCAAAACGAAGATATTAATCCAAGCGTGCGCGACACCGAAGTTTTAGCAAATTTATTTGCAACGGCATGGGATGCTGGTATAACAAATTTTATGTCTGCTGGGAATTATCCTCTTGCAGTAGGAAGTGAAGAAACAGAATCTAATAATTATGTCGTTTGGGAAGCAGGACTGGGAAATTACGAAAGACAAATTACCACTAGAAATATCAACATGTTTAGAAATGATGGGTTCACTGATTTGGACCGATCTGCTTTACATCCAACAAATCCTGAAAACATATACTATCATGGATTTCGTTCTAGAATTCATTATTGGATACCCCAAAACAAAAGAATAGTGGTGGGCGCTCTTAACACTTCTGGAGTTCATTATTTTATAGAAGCATATACTGCAAGAGGACCAGGAGTAGATTTATATGCACACGCTACAGCAACATGGTCCGGATATGCTTCTGTGGATGGTAGTTTAACTTATAATGACGGTTTTGAATGGAGGATGTTTAGCGGAACGTCTTCTGCCTGTCCAGTAACTGCAGGAATGGCAGCGTGTTATGCAGAATACTTTTATCATAAAAATAACAGATATCCAACTCCTTCGGAATTAAAATCTCTTTTAATTGATAATGCTTTAGACGGTGTAATTCGCGACGATCCTCCAGAATCCAATTGGTCTGAAACTGATGTCAATTGGGATCAAGAAACTCCTAACACTTTTCTAATTGATGGTGTTCAAGCAAGTCAAGTTATTGGTCGATATCCCTTTTCTTCTACATCAATCGGGGAGGGGTGGTATAAATCAGGGTCAAGGTTTAATCAATGGGCAAACTCGAGCAGTAATAGCGCCAGCCCAATAACATTGGCAGGGAATCTTTATCAATTGGATCCTTTTTTTAATAAAGGTTATACACATGTGTCTCTTATGCTCGGCAATGGCAATAATAAGGTTTTATATATGCCAGACGAAATACGATTAACTGGAAATGAAGATCCCCCACCCCCGCCATCTGGCGGAGGCGGCACTAACGAAGACAGTGGTCCAGGAATTTATCGTGTAAAAGGTTCGGGCGGAAATATAAAAAATGGGATAACTTTAAAATTCAATTCTTAGTATTATAAATAGGTGTAGCAATGCCAGAAAATAACGTATCAAGATCTAGAAGAAACGTAAGGTCTTTAAAGAAAAAAATTAAAATTCTGGAAAAAAGAAAAACCATTCCTGCTGTTAGAAGAAAGGTGAGAATGTTAAAAAAACAAGATCGATTAGGCGTCTCGGTTATATACGAAATGATCTTTAATAAAGTAAACGAGGATTAAACATGGCGGCTCCTGCGTCAAGACAACAATTAATAGATTTCTGTTTGCGTAGACTTGGCGAACCTGTAATCGAAATAAACGTAGACGTCGATCAAATTGAAGATAAAGTTGATGATTCTTTACAAATGTACAGAGAGTTTCATTCTGATGCGACATATCGCACATATCTCAAACATAAAATTACGCAAACAGATGTAGACAATAAATATGTACCTATAAGTTCAAACATACTATACGTGTCTCAGTTGTTTCCGATCAACCCAATGTTTTCTACTATTAATATGTTCGATATCAGGTATCAAATGATGCTCAATAGTTTGGGCGATTTTATGAATTTTGCTGGTGGTATGTCTTACTATTATCAAATGAATCAATATTTAGATTTTTTAGACCAGATGTTATCAGGAACCCCTCAAACAACTTTTTCTAGAAGGCAAGACCGTTTATATATCTGGGGTGAGTGGAGTGAAAATTCTATATCGTCGTTGAAAGTAGACGATTATATAGTCGCTGAGGTTTATGAGGTAATTGATCCGGATTTACACACAAGCATTTACAATGATATGTTCATTAAAAATTATACTACTGCTTTGATCAAACAACAATGGGGTTTGAACATGTCTAAGTTTGAAGGTATGCAACTTCCAGGAGGCGTAACTATCAGCGGACGTCAGATATTAGAGGAAGCAAACACAGAAATTGAAAAACTTGAAGAAAAAATGCGGCTCGAGCAGGAGTTACCACCAGATTTCTTCGTAGGATAATTTAATGGCAACGAATCAATATTTCTCACAAGGTTCGCGGTCTGAACAGATCCTTTATGAAGACCTTATCGTCGAATCTTTAAAAATGTTTGGGCAAGATGTGTATTATCTTCCTCGTGAATCTATCGACGTAGACGACATTTTTAAAGATGAATCTTCTGCTAGGTTTGATAATGCATACAAAATAGAAATGTACATCGAAAACATTGAAGGATTTGATGGCGAGGGCGACTTGTTCACGAAATTCGGAGTAGAGATTCGTGACCAAGCAACCTTTGTTGTCGCGCGGCGTCGTTGGAAAGAATTTATTGCTCCGTTAGAAAACGATCCTGGAGTAGAAGGTAAAGCATTCTATAGACCAAGAGAAGGCGATTTAATACATATGCCTCTCTCTAACTCTATCTTTCAAATTATGAAAGTTTTTGACGAGACGCCATTTTATCAACTCAAAAACCTTCCTGTCTTTCGACTCAATTGTGAGTTGTATGAATATAGCAGCGAAGATTTTGACACGGGTATTGAAGAGATCGATGCCGTTGAGAAATTTGGTTATAAGTATTTAATAACAGTAATTAATGAAGCAGGTATCGGTGGTATCCCAGGTACTTTTGTTGCGGGAGATCAAATAACGCAAACGAATGACGGGTATACAATGACTGCTGATGTTGTTGACTGGAATTCAGTTACACAAACTTTGACCGTGGTTAATGTAGGTTCTTCTGACGGGTTACTTAGAGGGTTCGGAACGACCAATCCTATAGTTGCGCAAAGAGGAGTAAACACTTCTGTAACTGCTACCGTAGTTTCTGTAGCGGAAGAAATAGAAAATTCTTCTAATGAAGTCCAGAACGACGAATTCGAAACTGTTGCTGACGGTATTCTAGACTTCAGCGAATCAAATCCATTTGGTGATCCATAATGCTCGAAGGATATTTTTATAATGAACGTATAAGAAAAGCAGTAGCGGTTTTTGGATCGTTGTTCAATAACATATATGTTGTTCGTAAAAATTCTTCGGGCGGTGTTTTAAGTCAAGTAAAAGTTCCTTTGTCTTATGCTCCTAAACGAGATTTTGTTGATCGTATTTCTCGAACAGATTTAGGCGAAGAGCAAGAGCGCCAGATTGCAATTAAATTGCCAAGAATGTCATTTGAAATTTTGGCTATGAATTATGATCAACAAAGGCAGTTGCCCAAATTAAACAAAAGAATCGTGCCTAGTAGTGCGAGCGCTAGTTCTGGACAAGTTGTGTATACTCCAGTGCCTTATAATATAAATTTTCAATTGAACATCTATGCTAGAAGTCAAGACGACGCGTTGCAATGCGTTGAACAAATTCTTCCGTATTTTACGCCACATTATAATTTGCAGGTTAAACCGCTAGAAGGATTTGATTTACAAGAAGATACTCCGATTCGTTTAGACGGCGTAGTTATGCAAGACGATTTTGAAGGCGCGTTAGAAACCAGAAGAACTATCATTTATACTTTAGATTTTGAAATGAAACTCAATCTGTACAAAGTTATTAGTTCTGCGTCTAATCTTATCGCTCAAGCAACTACTAATTTTTATGATTACGCCAACACCAACGATCTTTTATCTTATCTAGAATGTAATACTAATATCGTCGAAGGTAATAGCGGAACAATGACCGAAGACGGAGGAAGCGTATCTAACACTCTTAGAGTCGAATATACTTTAAATAGTTTGTATGATGGTAATAATAATGTTATCGGTTCGCCGTTCTCCATTGCTTCAGGCGACTCAGCAGATTACGGTACAACTACTATAGTGCCTTCTAGTGGGGTTTGGTCTTATACCCCCAATCCGGATTTTTATGGCATCGACACTTTTGATGTTTCTGTTGATGTGGGACAAAATGTTACAGAAAAATTTACAATTACTGTTAACGTATCCGAAGTAAGTGACGTTATTGCTGATTCGTTTACATTAGATTACTCTGGTTCTGAAACCTTGACAATGAATGTTGCGAGTAACGATTTATTCGAAACGGCAGGTACAATTACACACTCTATCGAAGTGCAACCCGCACAAGGTACGGTCACAATTATTGATGCGACTGCGGGCACGTTCTTATATACGCCGCCTGACGCGCCGTTTGGCGGCGTAGTGACTTGGCAATATCGTGCAACGCCAGACGGTATCTCACAAAAATCAGAGGTTGCGAGTGTACAAATAACAGTCACAGATACAGCCTAAATATAACTATGCATAACGGGTCCGACGACAAAAGAAGAAGACGATTAAACCTGCGAGATCGACGGGTAGAAGAAGTCTTGCCCGAACATTTTGCTCAAGATTATCCGAAGTTTATTTCCTTGTTAGAATCATATTACGAATTTGAGAACGAAAATAACCCTACAGAACTGCTAGATCATCTATTCGAAACCAGAGATATTACACAAACAGATTTAGATTTATTGGCATTTATTGAAGATGAACTATTGTTAGGAGAAGCATATTTCGAAGGGTTTCCTGATCCTAGAGCAGCTGCTAATTTCTCATCTATCATTTTTAGAGCAAAAGGTTCAAAGTATTCCATTGAATGGTTCTTTAGGTCATTTTTTAATGATGACGTTGAAGTAATTTACCCTAAGAAAAATATTTTTAATGTCGGAGAGTCTCAGATAGGACCCGATTCTTTAAGGTATATTACCGACAATAAGTTATATCAAACGTTTGCTATTCTCTTAAAAACAGGTCGATCTATTTCGGAATGGAGAGACATCTACAAGTTATTTGTTCATCCCGCAGGTATGTATCTTGGCGGATCTGTTCTTAAAATTATGGAAGAAAACCTTCAGACATTAGATTCTGCAGAAACTGGTACGAGATTAACTCCGGCATATTCTATAATCGGAGGAAGTTCAAACGAAGGTACGACTGGCACAGTAACAGTTAATGCTACAAATTCTCCGGACACGAATTTAAGATATTATATTGAACATCTATCTACTTCTCCGACAGATTTTGTTGTTCCTCGTCCACCGACAGATTTATCTTCTGCAGGAAATATAACGATTACTTCAAATTCTGGATCTGTTGATTTAGAATATGCGTCAGATTTATTGGTCGAAGGAAATGAAGTTTTTGCTTTTAAATTGTATGATTGGGAAGGAAGGAAATTAGATTCTGCGAATATAAACATCAACGATGTCGTTCCTCAGTACACCGTTAATTTAGATGCAACTAGTATAACAGAAGGCGCTGCCATAACAGGAGAAGTAGTTTCCGACGACCCTCAAAACGAAGTAGTGACATTGTCGATTATTGGCGCATTATCAGGAAATTCGAGAATTTCTTCTCCTGGTACAGTTACAATGACCAGCAGTCCTCAACCGTTTTCTATTGCTACAACAGCAAATGCAGCTGCTCAAGGACCGCTCACTGGCCAAGTTCAAGCTTCTTCTGCGTTTGATACAGAACCTTCGGCAACTTTTACTTTAAACGATGGACCTGCTTCTTATACTTTATTTTCTCCTTCATATTTGTATAGCGAAGGGAATACAATATCTTTTAATGTTTCGGGAAGCAACGTTCCTTCTGGAACATATAAACTTAGACTTGCTGAAGAGGGTACAGCAGATAATACAGATTTTGTTGAAGACGTTTCATCGGCGTTAAACCTATCAGTTACTACCGCTGTTAGCGGAACTTTAGGATCGACTACAGCAACTCTAACTAATACAGCAGATAATCCTGAGTGGTTTTCTGCAAAATTATACGATCCCACCAATGTTACAAAATTAGATAGTGTTACGATCAATATTGCTGGGGCGTTGACGCCAACATATTCTGTTTCTGCGCCAGATACAGTAGAAGGAAAACAAATACCGTTTACCTTAACTCCGACTAATGCTAATGGAGAAGATGTTAGTTGGTCTTTTATTAGCGGAACCACTAACAGAATTGTGAATGGAGATTCTACAGGAACAGTTTCTTCTGTTAACGGAACAACTTCTTTTGGGGTTCGTTTGCGAGACGATGATTATGATTATGGGGCAGGAGGAACTTCTTTAACTGTTCAAATTCAAGGCGTATCTTCTGGTAGCACAGCAACCGATACTCTTCAAGTATTAGATTCTGATGCAGTTTATACTATATCTGTTAATAACACTACACCGACCGAAGGCAATACGCTTACTTTTACAATCGGAGGAACAGATTGGAGTCAATCGCCGATTTATTTACAGTTCGTACCCGTCGTAGGTGCGATATCAACAGCAGATTTCACAAATCCTTCCGCCGGATCTGTAGCTCCTATTAGCGCTAAGCAAGCAATTACAACTTCTGGAAACCCTGCTTCGGCATCATACACGATTGATCTTGTAGATGACGCTGTTACAGAAACAGAAAGTTTTACTGCTAAATTATATACTAGTTCTGGTTCTTCTACTCCTGTTGCAACTACGCCTACGATTACTATAAACGATGGAGTAGCAATACAAACGAGCGATGGTTATGTTATGTTTTTACCAGGAACCACTAGTGTATCAACTACTTCATCTGGAATTACTTCGGTACTTGATTTTAACGCTGATGGCACGTTTGTAGTAGGATTTCCAAGCGCTCCTACAACGGGTCAGACAGAAGCATACGCTCCTCCTGAAAACCTAATGGGTCCGTGGGAAGGTCGTTGGTGCACTGGGTCGTTTGGAAGTCAATACCAGATAAACGTTTCGGCGAGTGCTTCCGGTGAAGCGCGTTTTGATACGGGTATAGGAACAGGAAATAACGATTCTTTTAGTACTTGGCTTGGTTTAAATACTGATCGAGAATTT